CCTCAAGGGCAAGGTCTCAGCGCTCGAAGCGGAAAAGGCGAAGCTGAGCGATACTGCGCTGATGGAGTTCAAGGTGTACACAGATCAGCTTCAGGACATTTACTTCAAGATCAGCGACATCATCACGGAGGAGTGCCTTCATGACGAAGAGACCGGCGAAAAGATGCGAGCCGCCCTGCGCATGATCGTGGAGGGATGGAGACCATGAATTTTAGCAGAAGGCTGATGAGGGAAGCAGAAAGATATAAGCAGAGACAGGTCCGCGAGGAAGCTCGCAGAAAAAAGGAAAGCGAAGGCATCCTTGTACACGGCGCCATGAAGTACAGATGCAGGGACTGTGGTTATGAGTGGTGGATGTTCCTCGAAAAAGGTCTCGAAGACCCAGCCTACAGGAAAACGGAACATCACAAGCCGGTGCCATTCGCGACTACCTGCGGGAAGTGTCAGGGCATAGCATATGACGTATCCGGATATGTACCGATACCGGAGTCAGAGCAATACGTCCCATTGCCTAATGGCGAAAGCTATTTCGCAAATTTCAGCCACAGAGACTGCGGGACTGCCATTCTGGCGCCGAAAGATAGATAGGAGGCAAGATGCTATGGGTGAATGGACGGGGAAGATCGTCACATGCGACAGATGCGGCAGGGAATGTCGCCGCAAGCTCTTGGAAAGAACAGAGTCCGATGGTGGATTTACATTCAATAACCGTTTCGTGGAAATGCCTGAAACGTGGAAATGCCACCATGGGATCGGATGGCTGTGCCCGGACTGCAATGCTAAGTATGAATCCATCATAACAGATTTCATGGAAGAGAAGGTGAAACCATGATCAAGGCACTGATGTTGATAGCAATAATGCTTATCGGGACATTCGCCTGGGCCTGCTGCATGGCAGCGACCACTTCGGATGAAGAGGCTGAAAGGATGTATCAGGAATACCTTGAGCATAAGTATAGAAGGGAAGTGTCATGTGAGCATGCCGGAGACGAGGAGCGAGGCAAGTAAATGAAGATAGAAGAAGTGTTAAAACCATGCCCGTTTTGCGGACGGGATGCCAACATTGCATCTATGGACTTTGATGGGGTGGGAGTTTTACGGATAGACGTCGATTGTTCTTGCGGTGTATCGGTATCTATAAGGTCCGATGATCGTTTATCGGACTGGCAAGGACGCCGCTACCAGTTAGGCAAAGATGCTATCGAAAAATGGAACACTAGGATCTGTGTAACAGGAAAAGATGCATATGTACCTAAGAGCGGTAAGTGGGAGCACATTCGTACCGTAAAAACAAATGGCTGCCCGGAGCACTGGCTTCGGTGTTCCGAATGTAAAAAGTACCGAGTCATTAAGATGGGCGAGGCTTTCCCGGACTGGTGCGAAAACTGCGGAGCAGACATGAGGAGGCGCGAACGAGGAAATTACCAAGATATATTGTGATGAAGGTCGATTGGAAGCCGAAAAGCACCACCGTAACAATAACGGACATATCTAACAGGTGCTAGGTAATTGAGCACGAAGCCGAGCAGACCGAGCCGAGTAGTTCGGAAATTCCGAAGGATTGCCCGTGGAAATGAGAGAGTTATGGAGAACATAGATATAAAGACAATCGCGCTCAGGTTCAAGAGCGGATTTGAGTTACATCTTAACTGCGAGAAATGCGTAGTGACCCGAAACGGACTAGGTGAATTAACGGGTATAAGGTTCGAAGGACTGCAAAATTACTATCCGCTATATTACCAACTGTCAGATGTTGAGTGTATATATCAAATCTTTGATAACAGCAGTGCAAGTAAGGAATGATCATTAGAGATATAGAAGTAGAGACATGCGCGGTCTGCGGGAAGAAGTTCGACAAGCTGAGAATGCATAGGGTGTTCACTGGCAGAGTCAAATACATCTGCCCGCACTGCGAACAGCTTGGAAGCAACCAGATCGATGCCAGACAGACGGAATGGCGACAGAGCTCTAAGGGCAAGGCCATTATCGAGCAATGTGAAAAATACAAATGAAGAGGTGTGAAACGCACTCCCAAGCATACATATATAAATAGAAGAAGAACGCCCGGCATCAGGCCGGGCATAAGAGTTCAAATGACTATTATCAAGTGAGCCATGATTAGAACGAAGAAGTATATCACTGGTGACTATCTCGAGATCGAAGTGTTTAATGTGTCGCCGAGAAAGAAAGCGATAGCAAGAGCACAGAAACAGAAAGAGAGCAGCCCTGCACAAAAGAAACTGAATGATAAAAACAGGATCAGATATTTCATCAGACTGGTCAACAGCAATTTCAAGTCAGGCGACTTCACAATTGAACTCACATATGATGACGAACATCTTCCAGACAGTAGGGACGGGATCCTGAAAGACATCAGGAACTACATTAAGCGGTTGAGAAGAGCGTGCGCGGATCCATCGAAGCTGAAGTATGTATATGTCATCTCGAACAATAAAGGCGATGGCTCAGCACAGAGAGCCAGGGGCCACGTTCACATGTTTATCTCCGGAGTAGACCGTGATGTGATCGAGGAGAAGTGGGGCAAGGGCTATGTCAACACCGACAAGCTCCAGATGAACGAATACGGCGCCGCCGGCAAGGCTGCTTACATGGCGAGGCAGAGCAAGTCGGAACGTAGCTGGGGAAGCTCGCAGAACCTCAAGAAGCCTGAACCGATAGTATCAGACAAGATGCTGAGCAGGGCACAGGTCGAAGAGATGCGCAGATCTCCGGACGACAGCCACTACTTCGAGAAGCTGGTCAACAGGGGCAACAAGACACGATATATCTTCACGGACTGTCTCGTAGAATACGAAGGCAGGGACGTGTACTCGACTGTAGATGACGGACAGGGCAACGGCTTCAGTCTGCTTATTCGGATGCGAAGAGAAAAGCCCGACACGATCAAGAGGAAGAGAGGACTATGACGAGAAAAGAAATGGAGCAGTGCATATCGCTGCGGAATGAGATCAGGGCCATAGAGGCATCTATGAAGGATCCCAAGTCCTCATACGTTGTAGTCTTCTATAAGGATTACCGGACCGGCAAAGGAATACCGAAGGCGCGGCAGGAAGTGGATAACGGGGAAGAAGAACTCAGACAGCTCAGTGCGCAGCTAACGGCACGCAAAGCGAAACTGCTGAAGAGACTCGGGCAGGCTGAAGATTTCATTGAGGCGATAGATGACAGTGAGATGCGCACTATCATGCGCATGTACTATATCAACGGCAAGAGCCAACAGGAGATAGGCGCAGAACTGCACTACAGCCAGACGACTATCAGCACAAAGATACGGCAGTTCTGGTTCATGCAGGGGGACAACGACAGGAGCAGAAGCAAGCGTCATTAACTTTGTTATAAGTGTTATAACTTTTATGATATAGTGTAGGCGGTGAGTGATCACCATGCAGTTCCCTTTCATAAGATGTGACTGGCTTCAGTAGAACGGCACCTGGAACACGGTGCCGTTTACTATTGGCCAGCGCAGTGCATCAAGGATTATTTACTGGAGAACAATGGGTGTGAGAAAGAACCCCCGGTATGCAAATGGGGCCCTCCGCAGAAAACACCGGGCCCGTCTTAAGGCCCGTGGAGATGAGTGCGGCATATGCCGCGGAGCGCTCGGCCCGATACATTACGACGAGCCGAGCGATGCACAGCATCCGCTCAGCTTTGTGGTTGACGAGATCATTCCAGTCAGCAGGTGGAGAGAAGCAGGATATTCTTCGCCGGAAGCAGCTGCTCAGGATTGGAGCAACCTGCAGGCAGCACATTATTGCTGCAACGCAGCTAAAAGCAATAAGCTGGGGTTCAGGCTCAGGGAGCAGCAATTGATCGTTGCACCGATAGCCAGTGATGGGGATTGGTAACTGCAGGCAAGGGAGAACGTATGACATTCATACGCAGCGTAATGAATGTGCGGCAATACTCACCGGAGTGGAGGTTGGATAGGGGGATGGCCCCGGCCCAGCCCCTGAGCGCGGCCGCGACAGTAGCGCCGAAAAATACCCCTCGCGCGCGCACGCGCGGAGGGGGTGGTATAGGGAGAGGTTTTCTGATCATGGAAGAAGGCAAAAACATTGACCCTGTGGAGGAGCGTATCAAGGAACTTACGAGCGCAATGAGGCAGGCAAAAACTCCGGCCTATATAAGGAAGCTTCTTAAAGGGACGATACGCAATGTGGCCTGGCTTGAGATCAAACTTGACGAGGCAAGAGCAAACATCCCTGAGGGTGAGATCCTTAAGGAATATGACAACGGAGGCGGCCAAAAAGGCATGCAAAAAAGCCCGAATCTGAAGGCGTATGAAGACCTTTTCAGGGACTATACAAGCGGCATGGACGAGATAATGGAAGCGCTGCCTAAGGACAGCAGGGAGCCTCTGAAGAAGAGGGTAAAGAAGTCTGAGCCGAAGAACATGTTGGAAAAGATCAGGGAAAATCAGAAGAATAGCATATGATCGGATCGCAGGAACCAAGGATCAGGGTAGAGCCGCACAGGACCGCTTCGGACGGCCCGGATGCGGCACTTTTGATGGGGGAATATGCCTACACGATGGATCCGTGGCAGCAGCTGATACTGGACTGCTGGCTCGGCAAGGATGAAGAGGGCGTATACACAGTAACATCAGCAGGACTTACAGTATCCAGGCAGAACGGAAAGAATTCCGTTCTCGAGGCGCGCGAGCTCTTTGGGATGGCCATCAACGCCGAAAAGATCCTGCATACGGCCCATCAGGTAAGGACTGCCAAGAAGTCGTTTAGGAGACTGGCGGCGATCTTCACCGACAAAAGGCATCCGGAGATAGTAGAGCTTGTCAAAAACATACGCTACACGAACGGCGAGGAATGCATAGAGCTGCATAACGGCGGAAGCATAGAGTTCTCATCGAGGTCAAGGCAGGCGGTCAGAGGTTTTGACGGCATATCGCTGGTTGTATTCGATGAGGCTCAGGAACTCACGGACGATCAGGTCGAGGCTATCATGGCCACGCTGTCTGCATCCTCAACAGGCATGAGGCAGCTCATTTATACAGGAACTCCTCCGTATCCCGGCTGCCCGGGCGACGTTTTCAGACGAAGGAGGACAGCCTGCATCAATGATCCGGGAGTCCATGATGCCTGGCACGAATGGAGCGTGGCTGCCAAAAGCATAGATGAGATCAATATAGCGGACAAAGATCTCTGGTACATGACAAATCCTGCGCTCGGGATAAGGCTTACGGAAGAATTCACCGAGGAAGAGATGCGTTCTATGGCGCCTGACGGATTTGCCCGGGAGCGTCTGTGCTGGTGGTCTCCTGTACTGGAGAAATTATTGGAGCCCGCTATCGATAGAGGCGTATGGGAAAAATGCTGTTCGAAGAAGAAAGCGCCTGATGGGAAGAAAGCCTACGGCGTCAAGTTCTCGCCTGACGGATCGGAAGTATGCCTGTGCGGCGCGGTCATTCCAGACAAGGGACCTGCGAGAGTATCCATGATAGAACGCCGGCCTACAGTGACCGGCATCCAGTGGCTTGCGGACAGGCTCAATGCAGGATATGCCAAGGCCTCCTGCGTAGTGATCGACGGGCGCAATGGTGTGGATGTGCTGATAGATAAACTGTCCGGCACCTGGAAGGCAAAGGACTCGGTGATAAGAGCGAATACGCGTATAGTCGTGGCATCGGTGAGTACTATCACGGATGCGATGAATGAAGAGGCATTGACCTGGTATCACAAGCATGAGGACCTGAACGACAGTGCTCTGACATCGACAAAAAGACCTATAGGAGCAGGAGGCGGCTGGGGCTTTGGCGGCGACAACGCCATACCGATCGAAGCTGCTGCACTTGCATTGTGGGGCGCAAAAACAAGTAAGCGCGATCCGAACAGGAAAATGAGGATTGGATAAATGAATGTATCAACGTTACCAAAGCAGGTGAGAGGACTGCCGCCTGCAGAGCAGCAGATGCTTGTAGAGCTGGTGAGAGTGTTCGAGTATCATGCGTCAAAAAACAGGACGAAAGCTAAGTATTACGAGGGCAAGATCCCGCTCGACGAGGTCAATCTCGGTATAGCGCTGCCGCAGGGCATGAAGGGCCTTGAGATAGGCTGCTCCTGGGGCGCAAAAACAGTGGACGTGCTCGCGGCGAGGTCCATGTTCGACGGCTTTGTAGGCACTAACGGAAACACGCCGGAAGAACTCAATCAGATCGTTGCAGGTAACCGCCTGATAACTGAATACAAAAAGGCATGCAGGGATGAGCTGAAATTCGGATGCACATTTGCGACACTGTCGGCAGATAAGAAATTGAAATGTCGTATAAGATTCCATTCTCCTCAGACAGCTTCGGCTCTGTGGGACGGAGCCAAGGGGCGTATCAGCTGCGGGCTTGCGATCATCGATACGATCAAGGATGAGTCCATGCAGGGCACATACAAGCCATCTCTCATTAACCTGTATACGGACGATGCCATATGGGTCATTACTTGCAGGGAATACACCTGGTCGGCAAAGAAGATGCCGCACAAGATGGGAAGACCGCTCATGGAGCCGCTGATCTGGAATGCCACGAGCTCAAAGCCTCTCGGCAGGTCGAGGATCAAGGAGGCTATCCGGAGACTTATACAGGCCTATGTAAGGACCATAGCGAACGCGACCATAGGACTTGAATTCTCGACAGCTCCGCAGAAGTACCTGCTTGGCGTGACCGATGACCAGTATGACGCGATCATAAATCAGAAGTTCAAGCAGTACATAGGCAACATCATTGCCGGCACGTACAACCCGGAGACCGGCGAGAAGCCTACATTCGGACAGCTCCAGCAAGGCACTATCGCTCCGCATGTAGAGATGCTCAGGATGCTTGCTACGCAGTTCTCCGCAGCCACGGGTCTGACAGTAACCGACACCGGTGTGGTCAACGATGCGAATCCGACGAGTTCGGATGCGATCTTGGCACAGTCACAGACTCTCGTGGCAACTGCCGAGGAGCTCAATACAGGTAATGGCGATGCACTGAGGACGATCGCTCTTATGGCCCTTGCAGTGGCCAACAACACGACTATAGAAGGCCTGTCTGACGAGCAGAGGGACATAGTGGCGCACTTCCGCAATCCGGCGATGCCGTCGGTAGCGGCCACATCGGATGCCGCCATAAAGATCGCATCAGCCAGGGAGAACTTCGCAGGCACTGACGTATTCCTTGAGATGATCGGCTTCGACCAGGCTGATATCCGGAGGATAAAGGCGCAGGAGCAGAGAGCAAGAGGGCAGAAGGTGCTTGACGAACTGCTCGAAGAGACTGAACCGGAAAATGAAGAGGGCGAGGAATGATCACTGCAAGAGAACGCCGAATCAAGTCCAAAAGCTGGAAGAAGTATACAGAACGGCTCAAGTCATTGAGCGATAAGGCCAGTGATGAAATGAAGGGCTATATACTTGCCGGCCACACGGAAGAAGAGATCCTGGATGTAGCATATGCTCTTGTAACGAAATACGGAGAAGCATCATCGGAGCTGGCGTGTCAGATGTACGAGGCACTTGCGGAGTATGCAGGCGCGAGAGTGGCAGCTGCCGAACCTGCCGCCACGGCGACGTACTATGAGACAGCGAAATCGATACGCGGGACCATGATGCGTACCAAAGACGCTGTGGCTATATCCTCATCTGCGGGGAGACTGGTGAAGCTTGCCAGCGTTGATACTATGATGAAGAACGCTCTTCGTGATGGTGCCGAATGGGCGTGGATCCCAAGTGGCGATACGTGCGCTTATTGTCTCATGCTGGCATCAAGAGGCTGGGTAAAAGCATCGGAAGATGCCATCAGAAACGGCCATGCTGACCACATCCACAATAATTGTGACTGTACATACTGCGTCCGCTTCGATCATAAAACAACAGTAGAGGGCTATGATCCAGATGCCCTGTACGATCAGTATATCAATGCTGGAGATACCAAGTGGGAGCGCATCAACGCTCTTCGCCGCCAGCATTACGCAGCAAACAGGGATTATATCAATGCCCAAAAGAGGGCTGCGTATGCGAGACTGACAGGGGCTTCGAAAGCTAGAGAAGTAAGTCGAGCTCGGGAGATAAGCACACTCGACGAATTGAAAAATGTAAGCAAAAGCAGTATAATTAACATGCAATCAAAAGAAGAAATAAAGTCGTATTTTAAAGACACTCATAACATTTTGATAGAAGGGTTCAATGCTAAAGACATAGACAAGATCAAGATCTTATTAGCAGGGTATGATGACACAATTGGCTTGATGCCAGATGCAGGAGAGTTCATTAAAATTATTAGGTTTGACCCTAAATTAAAAGATTATGGGCGCATGAGCGAAAAAGGTGTTTCGCGTATTGGGCCGAAAGGCTTGGGAAGTTATGGCACAGGTATCCATGAAACAGTACATGCAGTTGATTATTACCGGTCTGATTTTGATACTCACTCGTTTGCAGATAGAATAATCAAAGACGCAACAAAGCGGTTGGGCCTTAGGAGAAATGGCCGTGACTATGGGATACTGGCATATGAATGCACTGGAGATATTGATGACTCGAAAAAAACATTTGAATTGTTGGCATATGCTATAGAAACAGAGCTTGGAGGCGGAAGAGGCAATATATTATCCAAAGCAGTTTATGAGAGAATGATGGAGGTTTTATGATTTCGTGCGATGATCCTGTAATAAAAGAGGAACAAGATAGATTGGTTAGCATATGGTACAATTCAGGTTCTGAGCTGGACATCTATGATTTCGCATATCAGAATGGCTCTGTTGAATTACGCAACTATTTTGATAATAGAAAAAAGCGTGATGAAGAAGACCGAAAAAATGGGTGGATTACGAACTGAGTATTAATAGAGCAGGAAAACAATGTTGGCATATACATTAGTTCTATAGAGCCGAAAGGCTCTATTTAATTGCGGGGCTATAAGCCCCGTCGAGGGTGCGAAGTGCCCGAGACAAATAAACCACCCGCTATGCGGGTGGCACCGATTCCATGAATATTTGTTAAAGGAGACAAGTCTATGCTTGAAAAACTGTTAAAATCAAGACGGATCATAGTGAAAGGGGTTCGGTCGATGAATCTAAACAGAGACAAGCTTATAGTAGAGATCAATAACAGATGGCAGACTAAGACCTGCCCTATGTGTGGTCAGAATAACTGGGATATAGGCAATAGCATGGCTACTCTTGTCAATGTTGGAGAAGATAAATCTATTCAGCTAGGCGGTCAGCTCATGCCCCTTGTGCCAATTGTCTGCAATTCGTGCGGCAATGTTATACTTGTGAACCCCCTTACAATTGGTGCATTAGACAATCTATAGTTATTATGGAATCCAAGCGTGCATCCATTACGAATAATAGTAATACTACAATCAAAAGAGCTGATTCTTCTATCAAGGTTTCGCCAGAGCATCAGCTTTATATGCATTACCATGAAAGCGAAATCAATCATAACGAAAAGCTCCTAAAACATTGCCTTTGGCTGATGTGGATTGGCATTGGCATTCTTATCGTCAGTTTAATCTTTTATGCTATAACTGGACGCAATATAATTAATGCTGTAATTGCGGGTGCTTTTGTAGATGTTTTTTCAGGCGGTGTTATTGCGCTTGTGAATAAATCATCAGAGAGTAAGCATAAGTATTTCAAGAGCATAAGCAATTCGGAAACAGAACAACGATTGATTAACGAAATGTCACTGATAGATGATCCTAATAAAAAAGCAGAAATGCTAGGCAAAATAATAGATGGCCATTACAATTCACTATAATTAATTCTTTGGTCTAATAGCAAATAGATAGTTGAAGGCATCTCTTTTGGAGATGCTTTTTATATGCCGCGGTAGCTCAGGCGAGGGCAGCAATTGCTGGCTGTCAGCGTGTCCGATTCACGCCACGTGGCTTCACTTACTCGTCCCTTTGGCATCTCCGGACGAAAAATGGAGAGACGATGTGCGTGGAAAGAACCACGGTAAAAAATGTTTCGAGGAGGAAAACAACATGAGAAAAGAAGATTTTGTAGCACTGGGTATCTCTGAAGAACTGGCCGAGAAGGCCGCCGCTGCATCAGCGGAGGAAATGAAGGGTTATGTCACCAAGGCAAGGTTCAATGAGGTCAATACGGCCAAGGGAAACGCCGAGACATCGTATAACGAGGTCAAGGCGGAGCTGGACAAGCTGAAAGCCTCTGCCGGCAACAATGCCGACCTGCAGAAGCAGATAGGCGACCTTCAGGACGAGCTGAAAAAGAAAGAGAAGGCCTACTCTGATGAGATCGCCGAGATGAAGATGACGAATGCTATCCATGCGGCAATCGCAAGCCAGGTGCAGGACGCTGGCATAGTGTCAGGGCTGCTTGACAGATCAAAGCTCATCATAGGCGATGACGGCAAGGTCACAGGCCTTGATGAGCAGCTGAAAGGGCTGAAGGAGACGAAGCCATTCCTGTTCAAGGAAGGAGAAACCTATCCGTCAGTCCCGGATAATGGAGAAGCTGGTGGTACAGGATCAGGTAAGACAAGAGACCAGTTCGCAGACTGGCTCAGTGGAATCAACGGAGGAAATTAACAATGTCAGGAATAAGCACAAACAGAACAAATCTCGAGCTTCCGGGTGAGGTCTCCAGCGAGATCATCCAGAAGACACAGGAAGAGTCTGCAGTAATGAGACTCGCACGCAAGATCGCCCTGCCGGGAAGAGGGCTGACCATCCCTATGATCACTGGCGATCCGGAGGCCAACTGGGTAGCAGAAACAGGCGCGAAGCCGGTATCTAACCCAAGTCTCGATAAGAAGGTCATGACGCCGTACAAGCTGGCTGTCATCGTACCGTTCTCCGACGAGTTCGCGAGAGACTACAAGGCTCTCTATGATGCGCTCGTAGCGCGTATCCCGGGAGCGCTTGCCAAGAAGTTCGACGGCACTGTATTCAACGGCAGTGCTCCGGGCAGCGGATTCGATGTACTGACCGGCTGCACGGGACAGTCGATCGATGTGAACGCAAGCGGCGAGGGCGGCTTCTACAGCGCGATCGTTGCGGCGGATATCGATATCGCCTCGCATGACGGCGACCTGAACGGGTTTGCTATGTCCGCACAGGCAAGGGGAGAGATGCTTTCTGCCCTGGACAAAGATGGTCGTCCGATCTTTGTCAACAATGTAGCTGAAGGCGCAGTCCCGCGTCTGATCGGCCAGTCCGTATACTACTCCAAGGGCCTGTACTTCGCGGGCAACGTCGAATCCGGCACATCCGGTCAGAGCGGTTACGTAGCGGCCAAGCCGGACGTGCTCGGTTTCGCAGGCGACTGGACAAAGGCGATGTACGGCACAGTTGAAGGCGTAAAGATAGATATCAGCAATCAGGCCACACTGACCATCGAAAACGCGGCTGTCAACCTCTGGGAGCACAACATGTTCGCAGTCAAGGCAGAGATCGAGGTCGGCTTCATAGCTGATACATACGTGTTCAACAAGATCGTCAGGACCCACGTAGCATAGGCCGGTGGAATCATGAGAATACTGATAGCAGTGCCGACATTCGCATCGATCGAGCCAGAAGTGTTCAAGGCGATATACAACCTCAGGTCTGATCACGACCTGTTTTTTGATTTCGTGAAAGGCTACGATTGCGCTGTTGCGAGGAACGAGATCACCAGACTGGCGCAGCTGGGCGGATATGACTATGTCCTTATGGTGGACAGCGATACGATCATCCCTCCGGACGCGCTGGACCTGATGCTCGACCCTCCGGCAGACGTGGTCCTGGGCGTATGTCCCAGAAAGAACACGAAGGACGGTAAGACGGCGATCATCAAGTTGGGCGCACAGGAATACCATGACAGCTACTATTACAGAGACCTCCCTGAAGAGAGGACCCTTGTAAAAGGCGGCGGATTTGCCTGCGCGCTCGTTAAAACAAGTGTATTTACTAGGCTTGACGACCCGTGGTTCCAGTACGTCACGAATGCAGACGGCTCTACCTTGAGCGAGGACTATTACTTTTGTCAGAATGCCCGCTTTTACGGTATAGACATTTGGATGGATCCCCGTGTCAGGTGCGGACATCTGGCACGCTATTATCAGTACGAGTAGGAGGCAGACATGGTCAAGTTTATCAACAGACTCACCGGCAGCGTGATGTGGGTAGCAGATGATCGTGTAGACGAATATAAGGCGGCGGGTCACAAGCCCGCCGCTTCCGGCACTAAGCCCGCAGAAGCAAAGCCGAAGAAGCCGGCGAATAAAACCAAAAAGCAGAGGTGATCGGGATGACATATGCAGAGGTATCAGATGTTCAGGCACGAATGACAAGGACTATGAGCTCCGAGGAGCGGACTGCTTGCTGTACGTTGCTCGATGATGCTGCAGTCCTGATAGATAGCTTCAACAGCGAAGCGAAAGCAGACGCAAAGCTCGCGGTGTCATGCCGCATGGTTATCAGGGCGCTCGGTGACGGAGTGACTGCAGGGGTCCCTATTGGTGCGTCACAGGGCAGTATAGCCGCGCTTGGATACTCGCAGTCCTGGACTATGGGGAGCGGTGCCACTGGCGAGCTCTATCTGTCGAAGACAGAGAAGCAGCTGCTAGGCGGTGGAAGCAGGATAGGCTCATACAGTCCGCTTGAGGAACTTGTTCCGGGAACGGAGGCCGCTGATGATTAGAGGGATCACCGTTACACTGCACAACAAGGTAGAGACAGGCAGGGATGCGTTCAATAAGCCGACATACACGGAAATACCTGAAGATATAGAGAATGTGCTGGTCGCTCCGATTTCCAGTACAGAGGCGCAGGAGATCCTCGATCTGACCGGCAGGAAGGTGGTATACCAACTGG